GCACCACCTCCGCCTCCACCTCCTTGTCCTGCAGAACCATCTGCTAGGTAAGACCCACCGTCTCCGCCAGCACCATCATACCCACCAGCTCCGCCACCACCGGCTGCACCACCGGCACCAGTGATTCCTCCTTTGCCACCGGGACCTCCGCCTAATCCTCTAAATCCCCCTCCGAGAGCATTATTAATAGTTTGTCCGCCGCCCCGTCCTCCGTATCCTGCTACTGTTAAATTACTAACAAAGTAACTATCTCCGCCATTGCCGCCTGCGCTGTTATCATTGGCTGTTCCACCAGCTCCTACTATCACCGTATAGGTTGTTCCCGGAACTACAGTGTAATAGTTAATGAATCCGGTACCGCCGCCACCTCCCCCAGAATCACCATATCCAGCATAGCTTCCGCCACCGCCGCCACCGACACATAAAACATGTACTTTGGTTATGCCGGCAGGTGCAGTCCAAGAGTAAGTACCCGGACTAGCAAATACTTTAGCCTTCAACGGTTCTGGATCCGGTAATGTAATAACATCAGGTTTTAGATATTGAATGTTTAGTATGCCGCCGGTGGGCACTGTGAAAGGATATGTAACGCCTGGACTAACAGGTAACGAAGTAGACGTAATTGGCGCTACGGACCCGTAACGTCCTCCCGGTAACACTACACTAGTAATTATAGTATCTTCCCCATTACTACCGCCTAAATATTCTTCGTACAAGGTATTTAAAACGCTATAAACTTTAGCAGTAACTGGAGGAGTAGTGTAGTCGCTACCCCAACCCGTGCCCGATTTTAGTTTATCTATGCCAGATTTTAACCTGATTCTAGAAACATAAGTGGTTTCTGTTAATGTATTATTATCATAAGACCTGTGAATAAAAGATACATTACTACCATTGGTTATACGTGTGTCAGGTAAGGTGTCAAATTGGGCTTGAGCAGCAGACTCAATAATTACACTAGGCACATTGCCAATGGCGCTATCAGTTACTGTAGCAAAGGTCGGTCCGGTCACTAAATCCCCAGTTACCCAGGTAGTTTGCCAATCTAGATTAGCAGCAATACCGTTCGCCCCCCGACCAGAAACCTGAATCCTATTAACACCGGCTGGTATAGTTATAGAGTTTGAAGTAGTAAAGGTGTTAGAAATCAATGTATAACCAGTAGGCACAGTTAAATTACTAAATGTAAAATTCAAAGTAGGCATAGGCAAACTAGGCACAACTACTGCATTGCCACCGCGTAAACGCAGATTAAAGTGAGAGAAGTAAATTGCTTCGTCGGTTTGTGCCTGATCATGACCTAAGTAAATATTAGCACTAAACGAGCTACTATTACTAGCGACCCAATTTGATTCAAAAACAACATACCCATTGTTGTTAACATTTTGAGCATATGGTGCGTAGCTATAATCGGCCCGCACAAATACATTACTAATAAACAAGTTTGTTGTATAATTTGGTGGGTTAACACTGTCTTTGGTAAATTCAGCGTAGACTGTATTATTAAATGTAATCTTGCTGGTTTCGTTGTCTAAACTATCAACAAAATGCATAATTAAGCTAACTTTCTTTTCCTCGTGCGGCGGCAAGTTGTCTAAGTTCAAAATATAGCTTCCTGGTGTGGGGCCGTGCATATTTACTTCGCCTAACCCTGTAACAGATTCCATGGCATGCGTTTTGGTTTTGGACCATAGTCCTGCGTATTGATTTGCGCTAGCACCTTCGTAATAATAGCCAGGAATTATATTTGTTATGCTAGTAACACTGGTAGTCGGAACATTGACTATAATGTCACTGTTACCAGACCTTGCCAGAATATTAGCTGTAATTGATCCTTCAGTCAGGATTACCTGAAACACTTGTGTATTGCCAGTAATCGGCTGAGTCCCGATCTGAATAGTGCCACTGGTACTGGTTACTGGTAAGTTATAAGAATAACCTAAATTACTTGCTCCAACAATACCTGTATTTGAAAATAGCGTAATAGTTCCTGGATCTACTGCATACCAACTAACTGTGACATTACCGGGAGCGTTTGAAGGTGCGGTCCAATTGAAAGCAAAAGTATTTCCCCCAAATCCACTGGCACTGACCGGAGTAATGGTCCACGATCCAATTGGTGTAGGGGGCACAGGTTTAGTATAATCAGTTTGATATGTGGTACTAGCTCTCGCTGTACTAACATCTTCAACAAAAGATCCTGATATATGATTTAAAGGCGTACTAGTTCCTTGATATCCGCGACGAATCTGTTGTAAACTATTACCAGACTTAGCATAATATGCGATACGCTCACCATTGACTAGTATAACACCCGGTGTTACACTTACTACAGTATTGCCCGACATAACTGTAACCGGAGTTGTTAGCTTTGTTCCGTCAGTTACTTGTATATTACTACTAAAAATAAACACCGGTTGTGCCAATATTGTAGTACTAGCAGCAGTGTATGCGGTTCCGGTCATAGTGTCATTGATATCTTTGAAGAATCTAAACCCACTTGTTCCTGCTGCTTCTTGTATCTTTACTGTAAGTGAATCAAATACTCTGCCAGGAACTAGTTCTTCTGGACTACGTGTTAACGCTTCAGACACGAATGTCCCACCACTGACTCTAATATTGCCAGCACTAATGCCAGCGTTTGATCCAAAAGTGTCACCAATTAGTATAGTATCAGGATCACTATCTTCACTTGTAACCGCACTGGCAGATTGCAAACCAGAAACTAATGTTGCTAATGTCTTAGGTATATCTTCGTTAAACCCATTACTGACATACAAGGCCATAATACGATCATTGGCGTTATCAAATACGCTATGATCTATTAATTCAGTAACTGAGCCGTAGGGAAATTGATTTGCAGTTGTTCCCGGAGGAATTAAGTAATCTGTTTTAAATTCGTAAGGACGATTTTCATAGCTTACTCGTTGTCCTGCAATATAACTAATTCCTTCGGCCCAATCAGTTACCGAGCTAGTAAACCTAATACGATCAAATTTAATAATAGTTTTAATTTTTCTAGTCAAACTATTAGTTAATACCGGCGCTAAGGACAATGATTTAGGTATTCGTTCGCCAAATAGCATACCAATTGGTCTCTTGGCCACTACCCAGGCACTGCTGTTCCAGTACCAGGCCTTATTTTTGTAAACCAGTGATTGGCCCGGAATCGGGTTAGATGGAAAACTTATTGGAGATCCTAGTGTATAAATTCTTGGATAAGCTTCTACCGGAACCAATTTTGTCTGGTAAAGATTAAATTCTAATCTGCAATATGAGTCAGAATTGTTATTGGTAAGGCCTGTGTAATTTTCGATACCGTTCCCTTGACCGCAGCCAGGAATACCTATCAGTATATACCCGGATCTGTATTTAAAATCGGTACTATTACCAAAAACTTCTAAACTTGCACCACAACGATACATAGCTTGTTCTAAGCCACCGGTTAATCTATTAGATTGCGGTTCGTCGTAGGTATGTACAACTACAATAAAATCGCTGCTGGTATAGTTAAGATCTATGGCCATTGCTTTGTCTTGGCCACTGGTTCCAAAAACATCGTAGGATTTAGTGAATACCACTTTCCCGTCGGTTCGTCTGATACGATGCATAGTATAACTTCTAGTCCCAGTGTTAAATAAGCTAGTGCTATTGCCACTTTCATCGATACTATATAAACCAAAAGCTAAATTACCCGTAGTACCACCTACTGTATCGCTTAACCCTTGACTAACTACTACAAATTTATTAATTCTATAATCAGTAAGTCGATCACCACCGTTATTGATAACATGTAGACTAGGAGTAGCTGTATAATTACCTCCTACATTTGATACCAGAGTGCCAATTACGCTATATGGACTAGAAACTCCTACTATAGCTGTTACTTGTGCATCAGGCCCATTGTTACTATCTGTGCGAGTCACTACAATAGCAGGAGGTGCCGAAGTACCATTGTATAAACCTTGATAATTGTAACCGGAATTGACAACATTCACTGACTCTAATTCATATCTGTGGTTCTTTAACCAATCTTGATATCGAGGTTGTTGCAGTAGAACTTCATCGTGCGGGTATTCTCCATTGGGGCTACGAAACTGCTCTACTGTAAGATCCCAGGTTGCAGGTAAATCAAAATCGCTAACACTAACTCTATTAAGATCGATGTCGGTGTAAGTTAATTTGTATTCTCTAATTTTGGTTCTATAGGGTTTAACTTCATTGATATACTCTGCAAAACTTTGTTGTCGATCTTTGATATACCCAGGAATTTGCTTTAATCCATTGACATTATGATTTACACTAATAAAACTAGTCTTAAAGAACCAATCTATATATTTTTGTTCACCTAAAATAAAATCCATTACGTAATACAGTAGCTTGTTCCATTCGATCGCTAGTGCATCAACAAAAATTTCTTCTTGCAAAGCCTTTAAGATATATCTAAATTCTTTATTAGTGTCATAATCGAATCCTAATGTGTCAAATCGATCACTATCATAGCCCCAAAGACGATATAAGTCTTCGCTTAACTGAAATGTTCCTTGGTCGATACCTACAAGTTCGCCGATTAATTGATTATCTACAGTTCGATATCTGTATAACTCTGTATTAGAATACTGATCTAGATCCACACCATAATTTATATCACTATTGTTTAATGTTGCTGTATTAAGGACTCTAACTATATCACCTTCAACTAAAGATATTTTGTATAATTCTTTATTATTAAGAGCAACATGGTTGCTTACAGTGTTTTTATTATAGCCATTGGCATACCAATCTGTAGTCGACCAATACTTAGCAACATCAAATCCTTGTCTTTTTATCAAAATATAGCCGAAATAATTATACCTCTTAGGCGATAACTGTGAGACTACAGCTCTAATTAACGGATAATCTTTAGTAAAATCAGAGTAATCAAAAACATAGGATTGTTGATTAGTCTTTAATAGCACTAACTGATATATAGTCCAATAAAACCCATTGCGCTCATCGTTTAAGACTAAGATCCTTAAATTATTAATTGGCATAGGATCTTCTAAATTATTAAAAGTACCTACTGTTTGATCATACCAGTTTTCGTTCGGTCTTTGACTAGCCCACAAATTTCCTGACAGATTTTGAGTCTTGCTGACTAATGGGTATTTTCTTAATACCGAATTTACATATTTTACTACATTTTCTTTTGCAAGATATTGATTAATTACTGCACTTTGTCTTGGAAAACTTTCAATCCCATATCTACGTTGTTGTGGTAAAGTTAGATCTGGTATACTATTATCAAATTGATCTATACCAGACACACTGTCAATTAACTTTTCAACCAGATACGCAGGCCATTGGCTTTTAACATTACCTTCTTGAACCAGTGCAAAATCACTGTGTACTATGTTATCACTAAGTTTTCTTTTACTACTTAAATATAAAATAGTATCATCGGAATTTAAAAATTGGCCAACGTTAAATAATGCAATAGCATTCTGTTTAATAGCTGCCATAAACGGTATATTCTGCGAAATAGGATTTTCAATAATATCTTTTAAAGCAGCAGTACTATGAACTTTACTTAAATTAGTTTTTTTACTACGGTTCTTTACCCAGAAGTAATACTTACTTTTATATCCTCCGCTATTTTCATCTATATAGACCTTTTCGCAATATGCACTATCATCCGGGTACATGGGGATACCATCGATATTCAATGACACATGCACACTAGGAATAACATCGCTTTCAATCCATTCGTAAACTTCAATTTCACTGCCCGGAAATAGTTTACCCCAGTTACGCCCTCTGCTATCCAGTGCCCCATATTCGTAATAGATGAATCGACAATTATCAATATTCCACCAATAGTTGCCCTTTACCTCAGGTCCCCAGAAATATGTTTCACTAAATCCAATTGAGTTAGAGAGATTAGTAGATTTGTTGTATACCGCAGGATCAGCACTCAAGGTATAGTCAATGTCTTGTTGTGCTGTTCCTAATAGCCTGCCTTTAGCAGGATCGTATAAATCTAATCTGGCTAGTACTCTCTTTTGTTTATTACTATACAAGTACAGATTATTAACACTGTCAATATCTACCAATGGAGTTTCTTTTCTTACAGAACTAAATTTCCAAATTGGAGTACTTTTTACCTCAACGTACTCTACCACAGTGGCAATATTTCCAAAGTCTCTACGACGGCTTCCTAACGATAATGCTTCAAAACTGCTTTTTATTGCATTCTCTACATCGCTTAAACTCACAGTTCCTTGTTGTACCAAGCTCACATAATAATCGTATGTTCCAGAGTCTGGAGCCCGGTCTAAATATAGATAAAAGAATTTTTCAATCTGTATTGCAGATTCTTCTTGCTCATCAACTTCTTCAATGGTATAGTACAGATCTTCTTGATCACCTAACCCACTTATATTAAAATGTATTTGCTCATTAATGCCAACTGTACTAATAATAGAAACGTCATCTACAGTGATTTCACCGCAACTAGTAGCTGTAATATCGTACTTTTCTGTATAAATTACATCAGTGTTGACTATTTCTATGTTACTAAACCTGTCTAACTGACCTTTAAATACTTCCCATCGACCAAATCCATTATCGTCGATATAGATAAAATCATTATATTGCCACCCATGTTTAGGATTAGCTGCGTCTCTATGATCCACTGTGGCATAACGAAGAGGTTGAAAATCAAAATGACTAGCTTGGGTATCTATTTCGTTAAACTGCAAATATCTTGTGGTTTGAGATGTACCTTGTACAGTGACACTGTTACTGTCTGACGATAATACTACATACAATCCGTCAAAGATAGGTAGGAAATCTCTTACAAAAATTAAATCTCCTATATGATAATCATGATTTTGTCCAAAAATAAAATCAAATCGATTATCTAAATTTACACGAGCACCAATGATGTATCCAGAATTTTGGTACATTCTGTAAACTTGCCAATCTTCGTTAAAATCTTTAGCTACCCAAATTTTGTAACCATTGGTATATCGTTGTATGTCTTCGGAAGCAATACTAAATTTAGTTATATCAAATACTAGTTCATCAACTTCTTCTAGTAGTACGTATCCTGCACTTTTAACATCATTCTCAAAATTCTTAGAAAAAGCTCGGTTCCGATCTCTTATAACCTTTTTGATTGCCGGAGCAATAGCGTGTTTAATTAGAGCGCGATATCCTTCTTGAATCGGATATACCGGATCAATCAGAAAGTAATTTTTCCAGTCTGGAATATTAGTAGTATCTGCTATATAATCGCCATTGGTTATAGCCACTTCACGCATGGCATTAATATACAATTGTAGACGATTAGTTCTATTCCAATTTACACGAGGATCAGGCAAACTATTAGCGTTAACTAAATCCATATTAGGTTGTGTAGGAAGCACCCAAACAATAATTTTATTCCTGGGTAAAGAACTTCTTAAAGAAGAAAGATTTTCTTTATATTCAGCTACTGAAATATTTCGTTTAGCATCATTTAACCCATGGTTAATAATTACAATGTCAGCTTCAATACTGTCTGGCCATTTTTCATTGGCTCCGTCGGTGCCTTTTAAAAGATCTCGAGCTGTACTGCCCCCTACACTTCTTGTAGTAATAGCGACAGCAACATCATTTTCTAATTCTTGGTACAGCAATATGTCAGGAGGAAACTCTACTCTATTAATAGATCTATTAATTTTGCCTAATCCTTCTCCGGCTTGGGGCTGACAGCTTAGGCCGTACTCTATAAAGGTACTAGATAGTACTGTATCTTCTCCTTCATCATAATCTTCAATGGTATAGTATAGATTTTCACTATCTTCTATTCCGGTGATACTAAACCTTATAAAAATTCTAGACTTATTGTTTAGTGCGGCGGTTACTATTGTTACTAATTTGCTTCCAACTTGATTTTGATTTAGAGCGTCTGTGGAATTAGGAGTTTCAATTTCTAAAGTTAGATTTTCAGCTGGTAAGACAGAATTTACTATTATTCTAAATGGTTGCCCTGGAATTAAAGTTCGTATAGCAGTATCTGCCAATGAGCTTACACTTAGTTGCGACTCCGATTCCCCGGCTGGTTCAATGACATATTCTAAATTTTCAAAATCAATTAAACTACCTATATCAAATATCAATTTAGAGCCAATGGTCTCAGGCTGGTATATTAGATCATTCTTTTCGTTTAAAGTTCTAATGCCGTAACTGCTTTGACCAAAAACATCAACGTCGTAACTAAAATTTTCTACTGCCGTAATACTGTAGGCTACTAACTCAGTTGGTTCCTGGCCGCACATAATACCATCACCAAACATTTCAATTTTGGCTAATTTAAACTTATTCTCTTCACCGTTTTTTCTAGTTTGTTTAGACAAACCAGACTCATTGCGATTTAAAAACAGTTTATTGTCGTAATCGTAAGGTCTTAAAATTAATTGATTAGGATATATAGTGTTAATTTCTGCGTTTTCACTTTGCTGTTTGAAATCTAAAAATTCAAACACCATTGGATTTCTATTAATGAGATTTTCGGAGATTGGAACAGAAATTTCTGGATTTACGTCGATACCACCGAATACCCCAATTCTAGCACCCCATTCTTCGTAAATCTCTATATCGTTATTGATATTATCAAAATCGCCACGTGCTAAACCGTCGATAGCACTATAGGTACCTTTATCGCGTATATAACCTTGATAAAATTTAATTTGACTAGTTTCATTTAGTCCCAAGTCGGTAAGGTACGATCTTGACCTGTACCCGATTAAGCTGCCACTGAACTTGGTAAATTCTTCATACAACGGCAAATTATCTATGTCATAAATTTCTTCTAGTCTATCAGCTAACTGAGCAAAATTTGGTGTAATCCCCGATTCTATTATACTATCTAATTCTTTCCAGTAATTCAAATTGAATATATTACTAGATTCAATTTTTTGAATAGCAGTGTATACCTTATTTTTATAGGTTACAATGTCTCCTTTATTATATGTTTTATTAACAATCCAATCTGGGGCAGATTTGTCAGTATACACGAAACCCGGAGGCATCAATGTGCCGTCCCAGAGATTTGTTTTGCTGCCAACTAGCTTCATTCTGAATTGTCTATTACCTACAACTTGATTATAGATCAGATCGTTAAACACAGTTATATTGTCAAATACTAATACATGTTCAAATTCGACAATGTTTACATCAGCCAACGCAATTGTTTGACCACTTACAGTTTTTATGGTAGTAACTTCACCATCGCGCAGTAAAGTAAAATCTGCTCGTTTAATGCTGTTAAAATTAGCACCTAATAGTCTAGACTGGTATAATTGATTAGTGATTTCATCTACGAATCCATCTGTGCTAGCAATGCTCAATTTATCAATAACAGGACTTAATACTAAGACATTACCAGTGTCCCATCCTTGCATACTCCAAGTTAAAAACTCGCGAGCACTTAAGATCCAGTCTTTAGCAACTTGTAATATCGTATCGTATTGATCAAATATAAATCCTTGAGCGATCAAGAATCGCTGATAACCGACTAAAAAATCAACCACTTGCTGATCATTATTAAATTCGAAACCGTAGGGAATAATAATCTTTTCTGATCTAAATTCAGTAAAAATAGTAGCTCGACGATCTAAGACATCAATAGTGTAGCTGTTTCCAGCAGTTTCACTTGGAATTATCGTAAAGTAAGGATACCTTTGGTCGTAACCAGTCACACTATACCCATTGCTAGTTTTTTCGATAATTACTGCACTGTAAACAGCGCGGTCAACCGGAACACTTTTATTCAAATAAATTTGATAGTTTTCATCTGGGATAATAACACTTTCAGCTCTACTATCGGGTGCAAACTGTTCTGCAAATACATTAATATATTTTTTATCACTAAACCCGCCCAACTTATGCGTTAAATTAACCGACAAACTAGCTAGTTTTCTATTAAGATACGCTATTGGCTCAATCCCCAAATTAGTTAGATATCCGTGTATCCAATTTATATAACTAGCACTTCGTTGAGAAGTCTCCCCGACTTGTTCCCCATTAAGTACAAAACTAGATGAATTAGGTCTTTTACTATTAGCCTCTAGTACAAATTGTCTACTATCGTTAATAGATCTTTTATAATATCTAGTAATATCGATGTTTAGTGCAAAATATCTAGCAGGTTTCAATAGTGCCATTGCTCGTTGTAGAGCAAATGGATATTCACTACTGCGACGCCATGCAGTTTCAGCTGGGCCGTGATCTCCAATTACGTAGTTTCTTGAAAAAGTACTGGAATCATTGGCTCGAATCATTAAATCTATCGGAGCAATTAGATTACCGCTGGTATCAACAGGTACCATATTACTGAAACCAGATCTTCTAAATGTCTGAGTCGTTACGGGGGCACCCGGTATTGAAGGATTTTGGGTATAGCCTTCAGAAACTGCTATAATTAATGCACTACGTTTAACAGGCTCAGTCCATGAGTAGTAGGTGTCCCACCAATTTGGTTTGATGCTGTGCCCAAGCATTTCCCAGGGATGGGTATGAGGCCTGTCAGTGTCGTAATAAAAACGGTAAATACCTCGCCAATGCCCAGGCAAGTTATTACCTAATTCATTTTGTGATCTGCTGTAATTGTATGTAAACCCATTGGTAGCAGTGTATTCAGTATTGGCTGCGTAATCTAAATGATTGAACCCTGCCCACTTTAAAAATTCGCTGTTAATTACTCTACTGTATTCGGCCGGGGTATAATCTGTTCTACGATATCTGCCAGGGATTACACTGTGAATATCGAATCTTTCAGCATCATAAGTTACTTTTAAATTATTGTAGATCCTAGTTTCTATCTCTAGTATTAAGTCATCTCGATAATCATTAAAAGCAATAGTTAGACTACCGTCGTGCCCTTGTATTACATTAACACCACTGTCCCCTAATGTATTATCAACAAATTTGCCAGGTATAAATTTTGGATATAGCCCTAACTTAGTTGGCGTTTCCGGAATATAACAACCTTCCGTGTTACGATAAAATTTAATTACTATTTCGTCATTAACTTCTAGGTCAATGTTACTAGCAATGGTTAATATAGTATCTACCACTGTGTATTCTATATCTTTTATTAATAGACGATTATTTAAATAAACTAAATGTGCATCAAAATCTGAGGCACGAATAGATTCTGTATTAAATGTTTTGTTGTTATTATTATATACAGTTAAACGTAGCTCGTCGCCAGTCTTTCCGTAAGCTAACATGTCACTATAAAAGAAAGCAAAGTCACTGGGCGTCTTATCTTTATTGAAATTGTATAAAATATTGTCTACAATATCGGGTATGTTATCGTCGGTGATATCTTTTCTTGACAAAGTAGTTTCTAAAAATTTATTTTTAAATCTAGTATACTCGCGTCGAGCATAATCAAGACTACTTAAAAGATTAGCTTTTTCGTCTACTAAAAACAAAGCACTGTACATCACAGGAGCACTATGTTGAAGTATAGTGCCACCTCGGTTGTTAAGGTCAAATTTATAGATATTACTAATACCCAGTGGTTTACCTACTAGTCCTTGTAGGTTTTGCGCTATTCTTTCCAAATGACTACGCATTTGCCCGTGAGTTAGTATAGTGATATCTTGGTTTTGACTGTTAAATTCTAAATTTTGAGGGATTTGGTAATACCCGAAATCAGTTTGTGGCGCAGCAATAAGTATATCTATTTTGTCATTAGAAACAAGATAATCTGGATTGATCTTAATAGTATTTCTTATACCTAATTTTGTAAAACTATATATAAGTGACTTTCCAGGTTCTGGTGTAACATATTGATTATTAATGAACAATTTAACATTGGGTTCAACATCCGGGCCCAGTCTTTGAGGAAAAGGTTCTACGTCAATATCAAAATAACTAGTGTATCCGTCGTAAACATGAGAAATATGCTGCAATTGATTAGTGGGATCAACTTGATATCTAAAAGGCTGATAAGATTGAGCTTCTAGGCTATTTTTAATAGTAGTTTCGAATGCTGCTAGAGCAAACGCACCTTGCACTGAATACAACGGCAATTGACTAGTAATGGTGTTATCTAACTCGGTTTGTGTAGGATATCTTCCAAGGTAATTAACATAAATTGTGTTAATTTCCTGCGTCAAAGATCTTGTAGTAGAATTATTAACAGTAGGGGTTAAAGGTAGTCCTTGAATAGGCTTTAGCTCATTGTGCCCAACTGTGGACCAAACCGTTAATTTAATACAGTCCGAATCGCCTAATCCGGTATTTTTTCTTATAAACCCTTGATTAATCGGCGCTGTAGTAGCCAATAGTAATCCGTTACTATACCCTCGATATTCAAAAATATCAATATCAAAGTTATTAACGAATTCTATGTCTCCAATGAACCCACTGATATTATTATATTTTATCCCAAATCCTAATTCTGGATCCGGTACCGTCGACCCACGTTGATAAGAGAATAACTTGGTGCCGATAAATTTACTGTCTCTAAATACTAAACTATTATCAGAGTATACTGAACGTTTGTTATTGTAAATTAATACCTCACCTAAACTAAGATTAACTACATTTAGGTTACTGGTTCCTAAGAATGTAGCTGTATTATCTGTTACTATATCAAATAATGGTTCTTGATTAGGGTGTGTTTTTTGTTGTGATTCGGCCCAAGAATAAATTACTTGCGGTGTGTAAGATTCTGGATCTGCGTAAATTTCTCTATTCCAATGGTACATTTTACGTTGGTTAAATGTTCTTTGGGGTTGATCAATTACGTCCGGCCCTGTAACATATACACAATGAAACAATGTAGCAGTATGTTTAATTTTTAAATTTATTGTGGCTTTTTTGACCTTTAGCCCTGCCGCATCCATTAAATCTACTGTTAAGGGGCGATCGAGAGCAATAGAAGTATCAGAGTAAATAACCGCCACTCTTCCCAAGTAAAGGTTGGAATTAGTGAATAAACTATCACCAACTGACAACTCGGTGAAGAAATTAGTCAGGTTAGAGCTATTTCTTGCAACAATATTAGTACGTCCGGTTATTCCATAAACTAATCCACTTAAAGTCGAGTCGAATGTGGAGGCTGTGCTGTGATCAGCTAAGTCAAGTAAGTATACTCTCTGTCTAACAGCAGCATCGATATCATTGTTAAAAATAGCTGTTTGACCGGGCTTTACATTGTGCCCTAATCTTGTCGACAAGATCGAAAACTGCGTACCTTGAACTTGAGTAGTGATGTCGGTTAATTTAACCAAATCGCCATCAAAAATGATCTGCGTGTCCTGGTCAAAAAAGAACGATACAGTATCTAAAAATTTTCTACCATGGTTGTATAACTGCAAATCAGGTTCGAACTCAATTATAGGTCTTACTGCCTTAGTAAAACTTTCATCGAAAATTGTTACTGGAGAAAATCTTCTTAAAGTATTGATTACATCAACATGCACCCATCTATTAGACCTTGACCAAGAGTTATAATCCATGCTAGCACGATTGATAGTAACATAGTCTGGTGCAATTTTAGATATACCAAAGTCAAAAATTGTTTGCGGAGGTATATTGCTAAAAGGTACTGCATCTAATAGCTTAATAGATTTCCCAACACCTTCTACTATAAATTCTTTAAATCGATACTGCGCCGGGCTTACTGTATTATCAAAACGAACTTTTAGGCCATTGATAAATTCGACTCCGTCAGGACTAGTATATGATACCGATCCTAAGATATCATTTAGCACATTAATTGCAGGTCGGTTATTAATGATCCTAATTTGCCCAACAGTATTATCTTTATCATTTTGGTAATACAAAATATCCAATGGACTAGTAACCGTTGGTGCCACATCAAGAGCTGCAGAATTTCTTGTAAATTCAAACCCTTTGTATTTTCCACTGGTGACTTGCACACGCACGTTGGCATCTAAATTTTTAACCAAAGTATATTCTATACGTACATTACCGCTTGAATATGTCACTGTTCTAGCACGATAAATCCCGCGTCTTTGGTCCACTGTTAAAGTAGCACCAGACCGAGTCACCCAATCTGAATTATTAGTACTGTTACTAGTGAATATTACTAACTTATTATCAGGATATATACTAGTATTAGACCACACTGCATTGTCACTTAAGGTAAAAGTTGTATCGATGGCTAAATCTACTACTACAATATCTGAGTTTAAGGAATTTATTTGTTCTAGTTTATCAGGAATATTAATAGTAATATTACCACTGCTAATACCATTATTGCTAACACCTGCAATATTCCTGACACTGACATTACTTGATAGTCGTCGTCCAGTTGAACCGGGTTCAGTTTGAATCCATAAGTTTCCCTGCCCAATGGCATGGTTCACAGTAAATTTATATTCTGTGTTTCTAACAATTAGTATAGTTGGATTTAAACACTGTCCAGTAGGACCGCTGTTAGCTGCTGTGTAACCCTTGGCACGAAAGTCTACTATCTCAGCAGCTGAATATCCGTTGTACAACAATGCCGATTCTGTTATGCTATTTCTATTAAACCAGTCAATCTGTTGTTCTTCAGTAAAACCGCCCCAGGTCGCCGGTAATAAAATGTTATCACATCCTACACTGGTAATATAACTTGTACCATTTTTTGTAAAGACAATTTCCGACTGTTGCACAGGATAAAGACTACCTATATTGATCGCAGGTAAATCAATATCGTTAATCCAACGATAATTGGTGAAATTTACAAATTTATCTAAATCAATATGCGGATCAAAATTATAATATTCGCTATCAAATAGTCGATTGTGATCATTGGCAACACCGCCGTAATAATTAATCTTGTTAATTAAATCTGGGTAAGTTACTAACAAATCAATATTATCTTTTTGATCTTTAGTTAACACTGCAGGTTCAAGCTGATAATTTTGACGCTGGTCAGAATTTTCTAAAATAAAATTATCTGTAGGGCGAACCGATGAACTAAATCTCCTACCAATGAAACCGTTGACTTTTTTAAGATTAGGTTCACTGATTAATTGATCAAGCGTACTGCCTAAAAACTTTCTATTTGTATCGCTGCGAAATATCTCCGGAAGGAAATTTATAGTTTTTCTAGTAACGGCCATTGTTTATTCCATTAGATCCCAATGCTTCTGTTTGTATTGGCTAGACTCTGATTTAGTTGACTGGCATTTATACTACTAATTATCTCTACATCATTTACCGTAGCTGCGCTAATAATAATCTCATTGGGCTCGCTGTTGATTTGATATAACTCACCAAAGTTTACATCTGGATCTCTTGGTACTATTACAATACTTGCCACTTTAGGAGTTAGTTCTTTGTGTAAATATGCCGCTAATTCGCTAAAATAAAAAATTTCCCCGAAATCCCAGTTTTCTATAGAAAAATATGTGTTTACTGCGTTTATTACACTGCTCTTAACATCTGTGTCACTAAGGCTTAAGTTTGGATTTTTAATTACCTTGAACACAGCTTGCAATGTCATATCTGCTTTTGGACCAAACAAAGGTTTAAATACTGCACTATGGAATACCATAGTATCACTGATAGGTTTATATTTTTCCAACCCCGAGTAATCGATTTGTAATTCTGTGCTAGTCGGAGGAACAGGCTCTGGTATACGTCCTGTTATATCCTGAATGTATTGTCTATAACTTTGATTATAAGCACTGTTTAAAACATAAACATCTACAATGTTGCTAATATTAGGATCTACACGATGTGTATTAGGACTATTGTGTCGATACTGAAAGTTTACATTTTGAATACCCAATTCCCATTTGTATCTCTCAGTTCCTGCAATTACGTTTAATGGTAAACTAAAAACTTTTTGTCTTGAACTATTTAATTGAACTTTATAAAATTCTTTAGTGGTGCTAGCGAAAAATAGCTGCCCAACATCATAATTTCTAATCACCGGTAGTGCAGCAGTAATTACGCTATAACTAGTAATAACTTCGTCGATATCAAGTAGTCTCCAAGTTTTATATCTGTCGTATCTACTTTCAATTAACTCAAAGAAAATAAAGTTTTCACCGGTAGTAAATGTAGTTAAAACCGGATTATTCTCTGTTACTGTAGTAGTTTTTCCAGTGTATCCATTGACCCGTAGTACGGCAATATCAGATTTTGATATCCCGTTCGCTAATAACACATCTTCCCCAATTTGGTTATCATTATACCAACGAATTTTCTGGGAAGTTAATAACGTAGCCCAATTAGCTGGTAAAATCATAGTTACACTAGATTTAGACTCAGAGCCAACTATGTTCTCAAATAGAAAAGGATCATCCGGTATACCATCGTCATTGGTATCTGCCAATGTCACATAAATGCTTTTGTTTTCAATAAATCCATCATTTCTTCTTACTTCTTTGTGCACTTCCCAAATAAAATCTCTAGTTAGTGACACTGGCAATTTAGTATCAGCATCAAGCACTACATTATTTTTTAAGATTTTAATATGATCTTTAATGGTGCTATTGTTAAAGCTGTCGTAAACTTGAAGACTACGATCATAAAAAAAGTTTGTTTCATTACTGCTATGGAAAACATATCTTAGCTGTCGATTTTTTACAAGGTAATTTTTTGCAACAGAATTGTATTCAAATAAAACATAAATGTTTTGATCATATTCCAATCCACTTTCTACTGTAACCCAATTTGGTAATATTACATCATACCCAAGACTTGGGCTTTTTAATATTGTATCAGCTACATACTTAAGACCAAATGAAGAATAGTTGCCTATTAAATCAATCATCTTTCCCCGGACCGATTCGGGCAATTGATTATTAAACTTTGGTATTACACTGTGTGCAATTGCACCATTGGGAATTTTTTGATTCACTGTAATTGGGCCTTGGCCATTGGAAAAATTGCCTTGGCCATTGTTATAACCATCACCTCTTACTGACATTATGGCCGCAAATAATTCTGTTTTGTCGTCAGGATTTTTAGCCGGTCCGGGAACAATATTATTAGTACTATTAAAATGATAGTTGTCTGGGCTTACAAATTTAACTAATGCACCAACTTCAACAAAAGAAAAATTGTTATACTCACTATTTTTACTCAGTGGTATAGGGCGTCTATTGATCATAAAATATCCTGTAGCCGAGCTATCGCCGATACTACTAAGATTCCAAGATATATTAGTTTTAACTTGTCCGTCACCATAATTACTAACTATAATTTGGCCACTGATTGATGCATTATATTGACTTACATAATAATAAGTTACACTATTTTGAAATGTACCAATGGCATTAGTTGTATTCCATTCAATAACACCATTTTCTGTGCCGTTATTAATTACATCGACTACTGAATCATCAATACCAGTGGTAGCAAATTTTTTAATCCATAGCGGATTTCCGGGAGCAGCAACATCTAGTCTAAGTATATCACCTACTTTTAAACGTATAACAGGATTATAAGGATTTAAATTGTTACTAAAATTATAAACTACTCTATTAGATACTGTTAAGTTAGTTACAGTGTAAAAATAATTTTTTCGACCAACGTTGACTGCCACGAATTGATTGTTAATGGAGTTTGTACTTGCACCATATTCTAAATAGTTAGTAGTTCCTGTAGTGTAAATTGTGTAGGTTTCTCCTTCAATCATTTCCTGTGCAGGTATTGCCACTGGTGTAAATGTTTGCAAGACCACGGTATTATAATATCGATGCAGAGTTTCTCTACTGCGTAATATATCCCCCTCGATTTGATTAAACAATACTTTTTGAATATCACTTCGATTGTTAAAAGTGAAGGTAAATGAATCTGTAATATTTTCTCTATATAACACTCCGTCTGAACCAAATACATTAGTGCTACTATACTTGCCAGTAGTATCTAATACATCTAAATATCGACTAAGACCAGAACTAGTACGATTAACTGCTTTAACTTTTACTATGCTGCTGTAATTGGTATATGGTAAAATATTATAATCCTCGCCGGTTATCATACGATTTTGTGTATAATATTGCTGAGGAGCTTTTTGTTTAATAGCGTCTGCGGTTTCTCTTGCACTGGCATTAGTCACTGTGTATCTTAGACTGGCTCGGAGAGTTACCGTTTCAACTCGATTACGTCTACTAACATAATCTAAACTAATTTCAACTCCTTGTAGCTCGTCGGGTGTAATTTTATAAGTTAGTCCATTACTGCTTCGATAATATAGTCTGAAACTGCCGCTAGGAATATTCGTAAAAACCCCGTCACCAAAAACTAGACTAATTTGATCGTTTACTCTGCTGTTAACCTGATATAAATTTTTATCGTCTTGACTGTTGTAAATTACATTAACGCCGGTCACTGCCGGTACACTATTCCATAAACTGTCTGTTCTATTAGCACTATCTAAACTATATAACCATACATCTGAATCATTTATGTTATTGCTATCTATGTTAATTACTTTATTTGGTACTACTTCGTCTATAGTAAAATCAATATTTTTAAGTTCGCCTTGCTTGAAATACATAAAATACCCAGTACCATCACTACTGTTTCCCATACTGTCATTCATGTATAATATATTAAATGCTTTTCCAATATCCGGGGCTTGTTCGTAAACAAAAGTTTTACCCAGTGCAGTAGCACTAACAATTTCAAAAATCATATCTTGATTGTCTACTGCTCCTGTAAATCGATATACAGGAATCACGTTACGTGTAATGTTAATGCCGTATTCTTCGGTTCTGATGCCGTTAATAGTAGCTCGATTGCCCGGGCGCCCAATTCTTTGTGTACTAACCATACACGAATTTAAAATAGCTGTAAATTGTTCTAACCAATTTTCATTACTAGCATCAGCCCAGTTTACAACTAAACTACTCAAATCATTACCGTCGCTGTCTAATATTTGTTCTGTGGTACTAATACTATCAATTTTCAAATAACCATGAGCTGATATATTTCTTTTAGGATTGTAACTTACAAGCCTAGCTAATTTTAATATACTATCCCTGCGTTCCGCAGTGTCGATAAAATTTTCTCTTGCATTCATGTCTGCTCTAAAAGCAAGACTTTGTCCAAAAAATGCAATAAGATCAATCAAAGCAATAAATTCTGAACTTTCTGTATAATCATTGAAATCTTCCGGATAGTTACGTTTGACATAGTCAATCATAGTCTTGCGTAAAGTTTCAAAATCATAAGCAGTGAAGTCGGCTTCTCGGAAAGTTTGATAGACTTTCTTCCAATTTTCTGCGCTGAGTAATCCGGTTTGTCGTGGAATTATTGCCATGGTTGTACCTAGTATTATATTTATCGGATCAGAAAACTATGCATATTATACGTTAACCTGCACGAGCTAGCTGGTCTCTATCAAATTGCATGGTTAATCTTTCGGTCTGATTCGAGGGTACATAAGTTAATACCAATTCCAATTTTATGCCATTGGTAAATTCTGTAATCACAACATTTTGCATGATGATCCTTGGATCATAACTGGCAATGCGCTGTACATCTGCTGTTATAGCATCTTTAACGGCGTCCGTGAAAGGGTCAAACAATACATCCCATATTATGGTCCCGAAATTAGGGTTCATAAGTTTTTGACCTTTACGGATATGAAAATGATTAAACAAATCTTGTCTAATTAAGTCAAAATCAGTTAAACGAAATTTTCGTATTCTATTATAGGTACTAAATCCAGTGTATATTGACATAATATATATTTAACCTTATGCTTTGTTGCCTAGCGTCTCAACGCCATACCGTCCTCGATTAAAATACGACGAGCCAGTTGTGTTATTAGCATCTTGGCCTGCTCCAGTATTACGCCAATTTTTAGCACCAGTACTGCCTAATAGGTGTGCGGTCTGCAACATGCCTCCTACTATGCCCGGATCGTCTTCGGGTTTAATAGCACCATTCTTTACCATTCTATCATAGTTTAATTTGGTATTAGCATACATAGCATTTTCTTGTGCGCTAGAATTATTTTTAAAATCGTCTTTACTACTAACTCCTTCTTTACCAGTCCAAGCTGCCGGGTCATCTAACGCCTTATTTCCTCCTTTGGAGCCGCCGTACTGTTCGTAAGCCGCTCGACTAATATATCCAGCATCAACTAGAGCAGCAGCACCCATCTGATATCTGCCTACAAAACCATATTGATTTTCTGCTTTATAGTCTCCTCCACTTTCATTATAAGAAATTTGTGTCATTAGACCACGAGCCTGTTCTTTACTTAAGTTTCCTACTCCGCCCGGGGGATTAGGGGTATCATTACGTTTTAACAACAAGTCTGGAGCTCCTCTAGTTAGTGGACTAGCATTGGCAGATTGAATTCCTGGGTCAGTGCTACGAGCTGCATCCTGCGTAACTACATAATTGCCATTGCTATCAACCACTGGTTGACCTTGAGAATCTTGAACTACATTTGACGGAGCACTTACTGGTGTGGCACTGTTATATAGATCGTTTTCTTGATTTTCGGAATCTTGTGCAGCGTTACTAGTACTACTAACTGTACCAGCTTGTCGTGGCCATGGCTCGTGCGTAGGAATTATACGACTAATACTTTTAATTTTGTCTGGCACGATTTCCCATTTGAGCTTGTTTTTCTCAGTGTCGGCTGAACTAAAAACCGGTAAATCATCAGGTTGATCTACTTTAGGACCTCTCAGCCATCCAAATTTTACTACCCTATTGTCTCCGGTGCTGCCGCCAACGCCACCAAACAACGAAGTAGTTACTGTTTTGTTATTACTGTTAAGCTCCATTCTTTTATTTGAAAATAGCCTTAAAATATTGTCAGACGTAATAGATGTATTAGTTTTACTATGTAGTTCAATTTGACCAGAAGCTCCTAGTTTTAATTGAGAAGCATAGGTACGATGCACTTGACCAGCTCTTTGATTAATATTTCGACTGCTTTCGATATCTACATTTCCTTTAGTACGTAATTTAAAATCACCACCGACTTCGAGATTGAAATTATTATCTACATGAAGATTGAGATCTTTTTTAGTTCTGATATTCACGCTATTACTAGCATAGACATTCAGCATACCATTATTAGTAAATTCTAAGTAAACACTGCCATTGCTGTTTATTATGTATAAAACACGTTCTTCATCGTCTAGAAGTATTTCGTGTCCACTTGCACTACGCCAACGTGTTAGATTAGTTTTATTATCTTGATCACCATCGTCCATAACAAAGGTATGCCCGCCAGTTCTAGACCTAATGGTTCTTTGTTTTTCGTCATCAGAGAACTTAGGATACGGTTGTCTATATGGTCTTCCTGGTGAACTGAAACCAAATGCTGTACTAGGTGCTTCCCGTTGACTAGTGGATTTTACGGAACCGCGATTTTTGGTTAACTTTGTTCTATCTAACCCTTGTTCCAATAGTATTTTTACTTGAGGCTCATGCAAAGGCTTTTTTTGTGTAGTGAAATCATTATAATTAAATTCACTGGCAGGTTGGAACTCGTTCAGCTCAGTCACCGGATAAAATTCTCCAGGTTCAATGGCTTGGCCTAATTCGGGATCTTCAATCCTTTCTATGGCAATTTTGTCGCTAGCACCAATGGCTGGGATCATATGATGCCCCAATTGATTTAACATACCGGCAAACCAAATTCCTCTATTAGGGTCACCGGCAATGAACAAACATACTACCAAGTTATTAAGATCCGGTACAGGGAACCACATACCGTAAGAATGTTGAACCTTGCTGAAACTGTTTTGACCATTGGCCCAACCATCATCATTTTTTTGTGAGGTAGTGCCTATATAAGGACTTGCATAAAACACTGTAGTCCAGTTTCTGCTATTATCCTCATCGCCGCCGAAGTCTGGTATCCAAACTCGAAGTCTACCTAAGCGAGTAGGATCTCTATTATCTTTAACCATGCCTACATAAGGTCCTGGGTCATATCTAAAAGTACCTGTGTTTTTTTCCAGGTAAGGCGGTAATTTCCGACTCGACGGTCTATCTTGATTAATTGCCATATTTTAAAAATCCAAATCTGTTACTGTGCGTGGTTGTACTAGGTCAAAACCCGTACGTAATCTAATCTCTTCGGCTGTAGGAGGAATTACTAACTCACCACCGCGTTCAATAATTTCTCCACCGGAACCATAATCATCCTGTACAAAACTTTCATCACTGAGCCCGGGATTTTTAACTGGCTTATCACCGTAAAACCCTCCCGGTTGTGCCTCCGCGTCTGCACTATTCGAGTCAGACGTTGATTCTCTTTGAGAATCCTTAGATGAGCTGGAGGTGTCCTGTTCAAAAAGTCTAATCATGTCTAATGTTTGAGTAAAATTGCCTCTCTCAAAAACATTTTCTACACTAATAATTTTATATTTTCCGCTAAAACTGTTTTGACCTCGGGCATCATCAAAATCATATAAACCATTTTCTTGGTTAACATCCTCGGGGGTCCTAAAAAATAAATTAGCGTGTATTTCCCCAGCATCCATAACAATGCTGGTACCTGATCCTTGCCCGGGAGGATAATATACTTCGTCTTGCTTAACTAAATCAGGATCTCCAACAATACGCAATTTAACATTCAACATGTCTCCGCGACTGCTGCTCATCATTGATTCTTTAAGATCCGTTGCTTCTATACTTTTTCTGTTAACCGATTTTTGTGCAGTTTGAGATTCGCTTTGAATAGGCACTGGTAAAATTTTTAAGGGATCGATTTTATCACTGCGGCCAGCGCTGAGTTCGTCGTCTTTAGCTTCATCACCTTTAGCTTCTGGATTTGGTTTGTGTATAGTAACTTTTTCATTTTTTAATTCTAGTGCAGTAATAGCTACATAAAACATAGCATTAAAATCAATATCTAAAGACAAAACATCTAAATTTTTACCGGTGTACAAATAATTGTATTCTTTTTCCACAGTTTTAGGAGTGCTGCGTCTTACGTGTGGACTTTTTTGATTAAAATAACTATATTCTTTAACATGGTATGTAATAATTTTTTTGTAGGTTTTTCTTATACTATCATATTCACCGGGAACAAATTCTACAGTAGATAAGATCTTATGCGATTTCATTGGGTTAGAATCTACCGAGTCGGTGGGTTTAATTTGGTTTTGATAATAACTACTTGAAAAAATCATACTGTTAATTACATCAATAATGCTTTGACCGGCATTAATTCTAGTGGTTAATTTATTAGTTTCTATTTTGGCAGTGTCCGAGGGTACGCTAGTTAAGGGTGCCCCACCACTGCTTTTGGGCACCAAAGTGGCACTACCGATACTGTCATCAAATTTAAATTTATATTCGTCTGCTTGTTTTTGATGATTTTTATCAACCAATTTCTTTTGCCAAGCATTCATTGCCGCAGCATAGCTATTTGCCTGGCTGACTTGACGATCTTTTTCGGAAGTTTCGTTGACCCCAATTCCTAAATCTTCATTATCTACTAAAACTTGCTCACGTTCAGGAACCCCAACATTACCGCTGCTGCCGCCACTGTCAAAAAAATCATTAAGGTTTTTGGCGTCAATTTCTAAATTAATAGGTGTAGTGGCTATGCTTTGTAACATAGCCACACGGCTCATTGGAATAGCTGATACGGAATATTCTGTACCCCGATTGGTTATTTTAATTTTAATATCAATGATTTTAATAGCGAATCTCTTAGATAATTCTGTAATAGGAGTAGGCGCAGGACCATCATCAGTGTTAGCAAAAAAATCAATTTTTATCACAAAAGGCATCTGGTCCCACGATAAAATGTCTGCTTCTTTGGCTACCTGCAAGATTTTATCTAGTAGTGTAATACTGTAAGGTTCTACTATAGTAAAAGAAAGATCAATGACATTGGTTCCGCGAGTGTTATTATTATGCCCAATGATAGTGGTCATTTTAAAATTTTCAAAATACATATCACGTTCGAATCTGGCATTACGTACCATATCAACATCATTTCGCCTACCGGCACTGGCAATTAAAACTTCCCCATCTTTAGCAATAAATTCTTCTCCGTTAACCACTACTTCGTTATACTTACTAAGACTCAGATAACTTAGACTAATACCGTAGGTATAATTAACATATTCGTGTAAAGGATTTGTTCGTGCTTCTGAAGCATTACTAGAATTTTCATTGGTACTTTGTACCTGTTGTTCTACAGTTCTAGTACTAACCTGTTCATCAAAAAAACCATCTTGTGTAACTGTACCAAAATTTGTGATTAGTCCGTCGGGTGTATTTCTAGTTTCATTTTGTATAAGTTGTCTTTGCTCTTGCTCACTGAGACGATCAGCAATTAATCCTTCCATTAAAGCTGCAGATCTGCTACCAGCATCTTGTTTTTCTTCTAGAGCTGTTCTGAACTCTGCCAACTCAAACTCCTAGTGCAGTGGTCAAACTAGGCCCATGTGGGACATATATTAGCTTACCGGATACAAAATCATAGATAGGATCTTTAAGCACATTAGGATTTCTGGCTGCAAAAACCCACCATAAACTGCTTTTACCATATAAGTCGTGTGCCAGTAAATCTGGACGATATTGATAGATACTATTAATTCTAAAAACTGTATCTATTTTATTTTTAGGAATTTCTCTAAAATTTAACACGTCTAAAAAATTACCAAAAGTTTTGGTAGTATAATAAGGGCTATATTTGCTGTATTCTGCAGCCATTAGATAAATCCTTTATTCACTAGTCTTCCTTGAGCAAAATCTTCTAAATTAAACCCAGCAATATTTTTCTTACTGTACACAGGTTGAAGTGTTACCGATAATTTAGTCACTGTAGGAATCCTTGTAGTAGATCCGCCCAATGGCACAGTCTGTACTACATTATCAAAGTTATTACCTATAGCAATCGAATCACTGGATCCAGAATTTTCTATGTAATCTACATCTGCTGGCATTGTATGGGTAAATTGAGTAACCACACAAGGTAATTGTTTAAAAATATGTTCTCCATAACCGTTTAAGTAAACCAATGGCGGAGGATTGCCTGCTGTAACTGAGCTAGTATCTTGTCCGAAAAACATTTTAGTTACTGATCTAAAAAAGTAGATACATGCCAATATATAGTCTGCTTCTTTTTTAGTTTGTGCAGTAAAATCACCATTGATACTAATTGCAGATACGTCACTGTTTTCATAAATAGGTTGTGAGTAATTGCTATGTGTGAATCTCTGCATGGAGTAATTAGTAGTATAACTTACAGTAATTTCAGGAGTATAAGGAAATACCACGCCATTGGTAGATTGCAACGGCGTAAGAATACCGTTTTTAAATAAATCAAGGTTTGGAGACGTACTAATTCTAACTTTCCAATCCTTAGATCTTCCACCCTGGGACTCATTATAAAATTGTACATTAACTTCCGCTGGACCATATGTATTGTTACTAACGCCGCCGGGCAACAATCCAGACGCAAACAATCTTTCTCGCGATGGATCAGTGCCATAGTATGAGCTACTCGACCGTGAGTCGACTAATACACCTCCCAAGTTGGTGTATCTTTGTTTGTTACTTTGTTCCCACGAACTCCTTTCACGTAGAAAATTGTTCTCAGCTCCAGCGAATACGTCTGATTCCATGCAGTTTTCCTAATTAGTATAATTATTTATTGCCGACTAAATCGGTTGATTTCGTTGAAAAAGTTTGTTAAAATCTACTACAGTAGGTAAGGAGAAATAAAATTAAACACAATTACCTTAATAACAAAGATATACTAAAAGAGATACACCGTAGCAAAAATACATATTGCAGCTATAGTGATCCTGATGTTGCCGACTATGACCTTATTGTACATAATGTACTAGATATTACTCCAGACATAATACAAATAGCCAAAGAACATCGCGCAGATCGATTGGCCAGACTTGAAGTAGATCAAGCTGCTGCTCGTGGCGAAAAAAGAAAATTAGAAGAGTTTGCTATCCCTGTTGCTAAAATTAAACAAACCGATGTGGTATTTCGAGTAATGACCTGGGAGCATGTACCTGTTCTGCAAGAAACGCCTAAGCGAGTCAAGTCCACTGAGCCAATGGATGATGAAAGTATTTACATTGAATACGAGGATACAGAGCCTGCTAGCCCAGGACCTACCAAATATGTTAAATGCAACTTTCCTCCATTCCAACACTACAGAGTCACCTCACGTGGCAAACCTTATTGTGTAGGAAAAAGCCATTGGGTTGGAGACTTAGAAACCGGGCAATGGTCGAGAACACACGGCAATATGACACGCACACTGGCTTTTATGTTCGTGAAATTATGTGAACGCTATGCTACCCGGAGTAATTGGCGTGGATATACTTACAACGACGAAATGCGTAGCCAAGCCTTGCTACAACTAAGCCAAATTGGACTACAATTCGATGAATCCAAAAGCTCCAACCCCTTTGCCTACTATACTGCTGCTATCACTAATAGTTTTACTCGTGTACTTAATATAGAAAAACGTAACCAAAATCTCAGAGATGATATCTTAGAAATCAATGGATTCAACCCTAGTTATACCAGACAAGGTATGAACGTTGGTTACAACAATGACGGCGATCATGACTAACGTAAATCGTAGACTTTTGCTATTAGAGATTGTATACTAGTTTAATGAATCTATTCAAAAAAGCTGCGGTTTTTACCGACATACACTTCGGTCTTAAGAGTAATAGTCAAATACATAACGACGATTGCTTAAACTTTGTTAAGTGGGCTACCAAAACTGCTCAAGAACATGGTTGCGAAACAGCCATGTTTCTCGGCGATTGGCACAATAATCGAGCCAGTATAAATATCGTGACGCTAATTTACAGCCTACGTGCACTGGAACACCTTAATGCCAATTTTGATCAAGTGTATTTTATTCCTGGAAATCATGATCTTTATTATCGCGATCGTAGAGATATCCAATCCGTGGAATGGGCGAAACATCTTTCAAATGTCCGAATAGTCAATGACTGGTTTGAACAAGATGATGTAGTTATAGCCCCTTGGCTTTGCGGGGACGACTACAAGCGTATCCCAAAATTACAAGGTCGGTACTGCTTCGGTCACTTCGAACTGCCCGGATATCTTATGAATGCCATGATTGCCATGCCGGATCACGGGGAAGTACGTAGAGAGCATTTTGGTGGATTCGATCATGTGTTCACAGGACATTTCCATAAACGTCAAACACAACGCAATATTACGTATATTGGTAACTGTTTCCCACATAACTATGCCGATGCCGGCGACGATGAACGTGGCTTAATGATCCTAGAATGGGGTCAAGAACCCACGTATCATGCTTGGCCCGAGCAACCTGTATACCGTGTATATGACCTTAGTACTGTATTAGATAATCCTGCAGGCTTGCTTAAACCTAACACTCATGCTAGAATAAACTTGAACATTGATATTACCTATGAAGAAGCTGGGTTTTTACGTGATACTTTTATGACTGAGTATGGTTGTAGGGAAATTAAACTTATTCCTAATACACAGGCTGATCTAGAAGCACAGGTCATATTGGGTAATATCACATTCCAAAGCGTAGATCAAATTGTAAACAGCTCGTTGACTGCAATAGAAAGCAATCAATACAATAACAACTTACTACTAGAAATTTATAGAACTCTTTAATGATCACAGTAAAATCAGTCACAGCACGTAATTTTCTCAGTGTAGGCAATGTAACACAAAGCGTTAATCTTAACCGAAACGATCTTACCCTAATCTTAGGTGAAAATCTAGACCTAGGTGGCGACGATGCTGGTGCTCGTAATGGCACTGGTAAATCAGCATTACTGAATATTGTTAGCTATGCACTATATGGATCAGCACTGACTAATATTAAAAAGGATAACTTAATCAACAGGACCAACGACAAAAACATGTTGGTCACTGTGGAATTTGAAAAAGACGGTGTTGATTATCGTATTGAGCGTGGCCGCAAGCCTAATATACTTAAATTCTATGTAGGTGGGCAAGAGCAGCAGGCCGCAGACGAAAGTCAAGGAGACAGCCGAGAAACACAAGCTGCTATTGAAAAATTGTTGTCAATGAGCCATACTATGTTTCAACACATAGTGGCTCTTAACACATATACCTTGCCTTTCCTTAGTTTGCGTGCCAATGAACAACGAGAAATCATCGAGCAGTTGTTGGGTATTACTCTACTAAGCGAAAAAGCTGATACTCTTAAAGAGCGTATCAGAGCCAGCAAAGAGGCTATCACACAGGCCGAAGCAGACATTCGCGCTCAAGTTGACGCTAATAAGCGAATCGAAGAACAAATCGCTGCACTAGAGCGTAGACAAACCTTATGGCTACAAAAACATGCCACAGATGTTGAAGAATTGCAGTTAGCCTACAATCAACTCAATCAAATTGACATTGATGCAGAAATAGCGGCGCATAGAGCCTTATCTGATTATAGTCAACGTCAACGACAAATTGCACAAGTTACAGCAGATATTCGTAGAACAGAAACTGAAATCACACGCGAACATAAAACTCTGGCTAGGCTTGATCGAGAGATCACAGATCTCGAAAATCACAAATGTCATGCCTGCGGGCAAGATTTCCATGATGCTCGACAAGCTCAAATATTAGAAGAACGTAAACATGATCGAATTGAAAGTGACCGCTTAATAGGCGCTGCCGAAGCAGAGTTCACACAATTGCAAGCGCAACTTGCTGAATTGGGTAATCTAGGTACTCAACCCACAGTATTTTATGATCGTGAAAGTGATGCAATCGAGCATCGTGCTACATTAGCAGGATTACAGCAACAAATTACATCTAAAACAGCAGAAACCGATCCTTATGCAGAACAAATTGCAGAAATGCGTACCACTGCTCTAGTAGAAATTAGTTATGACAAGATAAACGGACTAGTACAGGTTCGCGAACATGAGGAGTTTTTATTAAAGTTGTTAACTAATAAAGACAGCTTTATTCGCAAGAAAATTATTGATCAGAACTTGAATTACTTAAATACAAGACTTAGTTATTACTTGGAGAAAATTGGCCTACCACATCAAGTAGCGTTCAAGAATGATCTAAGCGTGGAAATAACTGAGTTAGGTAGAGATTTGGATTTCGATAATTTATCCCGAGGGGAACGAAACAGACTAATACTGAGCCTAAGCTGGGCATTTCGCGATGTATATGAAAGTTTATATCACAAAATGAATCTACTCTTTGTTGATGAATTGGTAGATTCAGGCTTAGATGCTTCTGGAATGGAAAGTAGTTTAGCTATTCTAAAGAAGATCAGTAGGGATGCCCGAAAGAGTATTTGGCTAGTAAGTCATAGAGACGAGCTAGTTAGCAGGGTTGGTAATATACTGCGTGTGACCAAACAAAATGGTTTCACAACGTATAGCACCGAGGTAGAGGTTTAGTGGGACGAACAAACAATATTACACAATGAAAAAGATAATAAGCTAGAGTAAGCTACCCACAAAAACCTCGACTCAAGTATAAGTAAAATAATAGATGCCATCAAAAAGTAAGAACAAAGGAAGTAGTTTCGAACGTGACGTAGCCAAGCGGTTAACAGACTTGTTTGGCGAAAGTTTCATTCGTGTTACTAATTCTGGTGCTTACATTGGTGGTAAAAACACAGCAAGAAAAGACAATTTATCAGAAGCACAAATTAGGCACAGCAAAGGTGACATAGTACCAGGACCCAGTTTTGGTCGTATGAACGCTGAAGCAAAAAATTACGCAGATTTTCCATTTCATCAATTATTCACAGGCTCATGTAAACAATTAGACGGATGGATTGAACAGATGTTAGAGGTAGCTGACAAGGGTGATTTTAACATTCTGTTCATGAAGTTCACACGCAAAGGCACATTCGTAGTAGTACCACATAATCAAAACTGGGACCAAACCCTTAGCTCATTCACTTACAGATCAAGACACCACGTCTGGCAAATATTCGATCTAGAACAATTCCTTAACAACAACCGAGAATCAATCGCGGCCTTGTGCCGTTAACATGCAATAAGGTTTGGTCGGGGCTGCTCGACTCCCATTGAGGCTGTATTCGTTTACCGTCAGATCTTGGGCATTGCGAGGTAAGAAACTAACTTTAGGTCTCAAATGGTTACGGCTCTGTGAAAAAGCGACAA